CTAAAATTGCCGGTCTGCGCGGCCGTGATGAGACTGGTCGCCTCGCCAGCCAATCGGACGTCTGGGCTATCAACAAGTTTGCCAGCGTTAATTAATACACCGCTAATATCGCCTTTAGATGCTGAATTTACAACGTTGATTGCCGTGCCAGCATCTTTTAGGGATATGGTATCGGTCAGCATCGTTGTGCCTGCCGCATTAGAAATGTTTGGGTTTGCCATTAAAGTTACGGCGGCACCCGTAAAATCTCCCTTGGATATCTGATTGGTGACATTTAATCCGGTGGCAACATTGCTGTATCCAGCCATGCCAGCTAGAGATGCTAGGGTTCCTAATGTGTCACCGTTGTTGTACGCCATGTAAGCGTTTGCTGCCATTACAAATGGTTGGGCACCCGGAATAAATTGCGCAATCGAAAGTGCACCACGAATGAGGTCGGCATCGCCCGTGCTTCCGCCGAATGCTGAAAAGTGCGTCTTGCCCGTAAGGGGATCAATATAAACGTTGTAATTGGTTCGTCCTGGACCTGAAAATGTCTGACCAAAGACAAAATCTAAATCCTGCATCCCCGGAGCTGTTTGCGTGAGAACCGTGTCTCCTGCAAACAGTTCTTTGCCGGTGGCTATATTTTTCCCAATGTACTGCCCATACGATTCGTTTGAGGGATCAGGAATATGCTCAACCTTAGCAACTTCATCCGGGCGCAAATCGACTATTTGAGGATTCTCAAATTGGTCATAAAACATCCGGGAATAGCCAACAATGTTTCCGCGACCATCATATTTCGGAAAGACATTGACATCGGATAACACGTCTCGCACTTGGATCTGACTGATATCCGTGATCCCTCGATCCATCAAACTTTTGGCCATATCCAATACGACCTGCTGGCCAACTGACGGATCGTTGTTCAGGATTGATCTAGCGGTTTCATAATCAAACCCTACGGACGGTTGGTTTTCACCAAACACGCCACCAGAAAACGATGTGATTTGCGGAACAATCTGACCGGCCAAGTTTAATAACGTAACGCGGTCATACTCTTTGTTACCATACTGGATTGTTGGTTTTGGACCAGTTGTAGTAATTGTAGTGGTTAACGGACTGGCTACAGTAGACCCGCTCGATCCAGGCAAGAACCCTTGGTAGGTAGGCGTTATATTTGCTTGGGAAAAATATTGGTTCTGTTGTTCCGGGGTGACCCCAGTCGCCGCCATAATTTCATTTGCAGTAACACCGAAACGAGTGGCAGCATCATTAATCGCATTTGGATTGTAAATATTTTGTTGAATAAAAGTTGCAATTTGCTCATTTCGAGTTGGAACAGTTGAGACAGGAGTAAGATTTATTGATGTTGTTGGAAGCGCAATATTTGCCTTTGCAAAATACTCTCTTTGTGCCTCAGGACTAACTCCAGTTGCTTGTTGAATTTCTGACTCGGTTACCCCAAATTTTGATGCCGCATCAGCAATCGCTTGAGGATTATTGATATTGTTTTGAATGAATGTTTGAACCTGCTCTAACCGACTTGGCTGTGGACCACTCGGAGCCGGAGGACCAGAAATTTCCATAGAAAGCGGTGCTGTTAAACCAGGGGACGGCGTATTTGCAGCATAATATGCCGCTGCTTGGGCAGCGTTATAAGCCGACAAGGCATCCATGATGTTTGTATAGCCTGCCGCCTGCAGTCCTGGTAAGGCTTCTTCAAATGACTGTGCCATTAGTTTGTCCGCGGGTTCACTGCATTGACGACAGCCTCTGCCCACTCCTGCCAATCGTCAAAGTTATAAGGTTCGGGTATGGCTTCATTTGCAAATAGGTCAATTGTTTTTAAACCAGCAGCCCATGATTTCCAATCTACTCCCGGACCAGGAATCTGTAGCTGCTGAGGTGCGTAGAGCTCGCACATAAGCGACGCCCAAGAATCAAATGTATGGTATCGGGGGTCGTAAATCAGCGCGACGGTCATGTTGAATATCCTCGTACATCACCCACGTCTGCATTCACAATGACCTTACCTACTTGATAGTCACCATTTACAGTATTGGAGACAAATTTCATTCGCAGCTCTCGGCGCTGTTCCCGCATATCGATCTTCCCAGTGGTGGGAGAAAAGGTGTAAGCATCCGAAATCTTGTCCTGCTCCTGAGCATAGGGCCGACCGGTGATGTACAGATCCATGTCGCCTACTTGCACAAAGTCAGGCTCAACCCGTTCAATATGCAGCCAGCGATTTTCACCTACCGGTAGGGGTTGCGATGGACCACCGGCTACCCAACCCAGGTCTGAGGTCTCAAAGTACGACTCGATCGCTAGGACATTTGCAAAGGCCACGGCATCTTTTCCGACTTCGTGTTGCCACAGGGTCACTAAGGTCTGTGTGCTGTTAACTGTTAGCTGAAAGTTTGATCCTGCGGGTATTGTGGCCGTTAAAGTGTCTCCGACGGTGTAGCCGGTGCCACGATCTGTGATTTGAACATTGATCGCTGATCCACCAGAGATAACAACATTTGCCTTGGCACCTGAACCCGTACCGCCCGTCAGAGATAAATAAGAATAAGTTGCATTTGTATAACCCGTTCCTGCGTTTGAGATCGTGACTTTATTTACCGCGCCGGTGTAGTTAGACTCCCATCCACCGTTGACCGGGAATCTGAAGACCTGAGAGAAATACCCCGCCGACCTGCGAGATCCAAGAGCTTGTCCAGCGTCATACCAAGTGTTTTCTCTGATGTTATAGATGATGCAGTCGTTACACTCCTCAGAGTTACCGCGGGGGTAAAACCACCATATCTCACCAAATCTTGGGACCTTAGTCGCATAAACCTTCTGACGCTGAACATAGTTGAGATTGTCAAAAAACCAGTTTTGGTTCATTGAGTTGGGAATCTCTTTGACAACACCGTTATAAAGCAAAAATCGATCGACTCCGCACCAGTAATAGATGCCGTCATACTCAATGATGGACTGAGACGACAGCATCGAGGACTGGCTGCTAATTACGTCATAGCGCCAAAAGGTCGGGGCGGCGAAGTTACCAGTGCCAGCCACGCCCAAAGACTGGGGGGCAAAGGATACGCGAATTATGCTATCCAAGCTCCAAAAAAGTCCCGAAGGGCTGTTTGAGCCGCCTCGGACGGGGAATCCTTGGACGATCTTGCCGGTGGCCATATTGACCTCATTGGCATCCGCAGAGACCCAGTCATCAGTGTTTCCTGATGCACAGTTACGGATCAGTCCGTTATTGCCATACACAAACACAAACGGGTGCAGAGAGACTACCCCACCTGATACTTGAACCTCGTTATCAAAAGTCAGGGTGACGTTTGTGCCGTTAGCGGTGGCATTTTTATCTAGGGTAAGAGTTGTCGTGACAATGGACAGCACGCGACTGTTTGCTGCTATACCGGGACCTGTCACAAGCTGCCCAGCGCCGATATTGGTGTTCAGAGCTGGCAAGGTTATCACCGCAGACCCGCTGATCACGGTGGCGGCTGTTTGGGTAAACACCCCGATCGGGTTCATATTGGTGCCGGTAAATGATCCAGCGAAAACTGGCGTATTGGTCTCATCATCAATGTCAGACAAATCTTGCGAAGGATGCGCTAAGAGCAGGTTTTGCCCCGAACCATACGAATCAGTAAAGGTATCAAACTGCCAAACATTATTAGCACTTGGGGTAAATGATTCGTTAAGCGTAGCCACCTGGACCGAAAACCCCGATCCCGTACCGCCTATAAGAGATGCTGCGGCAGTGAGCTTGTCGTATAGCAAATAGCCATATCCACCCCCGGTAATTGTTACAGAGGTCACCACATTACCCGCCACAACGATCGTCGCTGACGCTCCTGAACCGGTGCCAGAAGTTACATAAGATAGAGGCACGCCAGTATAGGTCCCGTTTGTATAAGAGCTGCCGGCAACCAGCGTGTTAACAGTCAGGACCGACCCGCCAAAAGTTAAATCTGTAATTCCAGAACCGGTGCCGTTGTTATCAACTGGGATGATCTGCAGACCGTCTGAGTAACCAGAATAAACATTATTAAATGTGCTACGGGGCACCACAAATATGCCCCGAGATGGTCCAGCTAGCGCATCGGTAATTTGGCGATAACCACCTATTTTCCGTGGTCTAGCCCGCTGGAATCTGACCCAACGACCATCTACATAAAACTCTTTATCAAAAAGCGTGCCATCCCGCTGGATACCGGGTTTGGTATCAAGAGCGAAAACCTTTTTGGTCATGTAAAGGTTCCACCAGAAATTCCACCGCTAAAGGTGCCGGTTCCCGTGACAGAAATTCCGGTAGCCGTGACATCTAGAATTAAATTAGATAGAACGGATACGCCAAAACGGCCTGCGCCCGGTCGAAAAACACCGGTATTGGTTTCAGAACCAAAGTTTAAAGACGGAGAACCAGCAGAGCCGTTCACAAGGCTAAATGAGGTGCCACCTACCTGTGTGGTATTGGCGTTCAAAATGTTTGTGCCATCGCAAAACAAAGTTGCCTGGCCAGCCGCTGGAACTGTAGCGGTATTCGCACCAACCGCCCCCGTGGAGATGGTCAGCGTGTTACCGCCCGCACTACACTGGTTTGAAATCACGTACAGATTGACCACCGGCGGGACAATGACTGTCACCGCCCCGGACAGCGTTCCGGTGTAAATCTGCAGGGTGTTTGAGGCTTCGCTAGCTGTCAGGGTATAACTGCCACTCGTGACCGCCTTGGTTAACACGCCAAACTCAAATTGGGTGCTCACCCCATATCCCACAGTCACATAAGCCGTGCCGGTAGAAATAATGATGGCCGACTCGGTAGGGGCAAAGGCTTTGGTAATTGCTCCATCCAAAAGCTGACCACCGGTCGTGCTTACAGTAAGGGTGCCGGTGCCGTTATTTTTAAGAAGCACAAACCAGTTATTTCCGGTCGTGGTCGCCGATGGAAGCGTTGCCGTACCAGCACCGCCAGTCCAGATATAAGTTTGAGCCCGATCTGATGTAGCCAGGGTATAAGCATCGACCAGAGAAATTGTCGGGTGGCTTTGATTCAGGGTAGCGCCGCTTGCCAGCAGGCCATATCCGGCTAGGGTGGCGGCATCTGCGCTTGAGGTGCCAACCCCAAAAGAGATGATCCCCCAAGTGCCCTGCTCAGTAGCATTGGTCGTGATGTAGATATATTTTGACTCACCGGCAGCTATCGAAATAATCGTATTTGAGCCGGAATAATCTTTAACCGTAAATGTGGTTGCCCCGACATTTCGGATTAGCGCATCATTACCCACCGAAGACTGGTTTGCCGGCGGCATATACAGGCAAAGGCCACCGCTTGAGGCCGTGACCTGCATAATTCGGGCGGCAAAGTCATCAGTCGCATTCCCGTTGATTGGCCACTCAAGTTGTGTATTGGCCGTCAGGGTAATTGATCGGTACGAAACGTCGGTCGGCTGGACCACGTTGCCGGTAAAAGGCGAGTTATAGCTCATGTTCTATCCTTAGGAGTCTATAGCGATGGCCTGCCGGTCAGCCATGCGCAGCTTATCCTCGGCCATCAGGGTCTGCATGATCTGGTCGTACTGGGCTTGCCACAGGGGCGTGCGCTCATCGTTCTTCAAAAACGGCATCGCCTGCAGCAGGGTGCCGTAAAGCAGGGCCTGGGGCGCGTAGATCGTGAACCAGTTGGTCTGGTTTGAGGAATCCAGGGGTTGAATTCGCTCGTAATACAGGACCTCAAAGTTATAAGCCGAGGCCGGGGTGGGCGCCACCAGCCAATGCGTGTAGTCGTAATCGCAGTAAAACTTGGGCACGCTAGTCTCAGCTGGATCTGGCCAGTACTCCCGCAGGTACTCGTATTTGCGCAGCAGTACCGGAGACCGCTGACCAGCCACGGTAACGTTCATCGAGACGGTTTTGTGCCATCTAGCGGGCTTATCGACGACATTCTGACTGGCCACCATAGCGCTAGTCTGGACCGTAAGATTGCCCAGAAATTTGATTTGGCTGGCGATGACCTGCTCGGCCAGCATGATGAAGGTCGGGATCTTCTCCAGGGTTGCCTGGTCGGTTCGCTCCAGGTAGGTCGAGATGTCGTCTACCAGGCTGTCATAGGTCATTACCGCGGCGACTGTCATTACCAACTCCTATGCTTTTTGGTTTTTTCAGCGATTGACTTGGGTTGAGCAACAAACTGCTTACCGGCCGCTTTTCCTTCCCGCTTGGCCCGGGTGGTGGCGGCATATTCCGAGGAGGACAGACCTTGTATAGCCTTCTTGGGCAGATACCGCTCCCCGGTGGCCTTAGGGCCGACCGTAGAGGGTTTGCCAGACTTGGTTCCCCATTCCTGTTTACCCCATTGGGAGAGACTATTATCGGCCTTTTTGGGGCCTTTATAGCCCCCGCCAGAACCTTTGTACTTCTGGGTAGCCAGTTGGGCCTTTCTTGCCGACCACTGACCCGGTGCGCCCCCCTTACCCGAGGCTTTCACCTGGGCGACGATCCGCTTCCATTTTGACGGGTCAGACTTGACGGCTGTGCTCATGAGAAGGCCCTTGTTCCTTGTTTGTCAATTATCAGCTTTTGGCCTCGAGCTTGCATCTCAGGTGTGTTTGGAACCGAAATATGGGTCCAAGAATCAAACTCAAGAATGATCTGATCAAATGGCACTTGAGCGGCTATGCAGGCTTCCACCACCTCCCGTGGCTTCATCCCCGGAACTCGGAGGTCAGCCGCGCAACCCAGGCGGTGCTGGGAGGTGTCTTTAGACCCCACAGCGTCATTGACCGGCTTTGAGCGGTAGGCACTGTTGATCATCACGGCCTTGCCGCCTACCGCTTTCTTGACTTCTTGGAGGAGTCCAGCGAGCCTTTTAAGATTTTCGATTTCAGACTCATTAGGCGTGTTTTCAACGCCGAGACGAACTGCTGTATCCGAGCGAGTAAGTTCTTCATAGGTAAAGTTCTCCGAAAGTTTGTCAGAGGGGTTCATTTCTGTTTCGCCTTCATGTCCATGATTTTCTCAAGGGTTCGTCCACCGAAGTAAAACGACATGATCAGCATCCCCCACTGGCCGAGCAATTCCACATAGTTATTGTTGACTTCCAAATCCCAGGCGCTCATTAGGCCGAAAGAGGTATAGGTCACCAAAATAAACACCAGCGTCCCCGGCCGGATGTTCTTGGATAGCCAAGAGTCCGACTTCATGTCGGCTTCCATCCGCTTGGTGAGATTGTCTTGCTCGTTCATGTCGGCCTGCAATTTTGCCAGTTCGCCCTTTTGCTGGAGTTCCATGAGTGCTGCCTGGGCCTTGGCCTTTGCCTCGGGATCAGGGATTACTTTGTCGAGGATCTTGCCTCCGACCTCTAGTAGCGTTCCGATAGGAATCATTTCTTCTCCTTCGCTAACATGGTTGCGGCGATCATAAGCATCGCCCTTACTTGATCTAAATTGGCCGGGGGTGTAGCCCAGCCAACTGTAATCTGTCCAATGAATCTGTTCTGCTCTGGTTAAGCACCTACCAGCAGGTCTTTGTTGTCGTAAAACATCCAACCCGCAAAGGCTAGAACCGCCATCAGGATCAAAGCAAATAACTTAAACGGCGAGTCCACATACGCCAACACCTTGGAGAACGTATCGTTCGCGTTAAGTTTCTCGTCTGCCATCACCACACCTTCGGTGCTTTAAGGAACGACCTTTGACGGGTTGGGCAGTCGGGTCAAGATGCATCGCTTACTA